CCCTGACGAGGTGGACAAGGTATTGCAGGTAGTAGAGAGTATAAACAGTAACATGAAATCTATCATTGATACACGTTGGGATATAGACTTTAATGTGCCTTTGAAATTAGATGCAAAAATAGGTGACAACTGGCTTGACACTAAAGATGTATGATGGTATAACTATAACACTTTTTTAAAATAAGGAGAAAATATATGAATGAAATAGTATCTATAAATAATAACTTTGACGAGATGGCGAAAGCTATGGGTCTTTCAACTGTAACTGCATCCAACGATGTAGAGAAGAAGTCTGCTAATCAGTTAGCTAGGCTACGGTTGAACCACACACCTATCATGGGATCGACAGAAATAAATGGTAAGTCAGTAAATGTTGAGCAAGTCCCTAGTGGTTCTTACAAGTTGGATGTGCCTGATGATGCCACTTACTACCAGTCTGATATTGAGATCAGACCTTTTATGCAACGCTTTATGTATAAGAGATTTATCAAGGGTAATGACGATACACCCAACAGATATGTCAAGACTATCATGGCTGATAATCTTAACATTGATCTCAAGGACAACGATGGTGGTCACAACTGTGGTAAACCTGCAGGTTATGTCAAGGATTTTGATGCTTTGCCTGACAAGCAGAAAGATCTAATTAGACAGATCAAGCGTGTGCGTGTAGTGTTTGGTTTGGCTAAGTTTGATCGTGCCATGAGAGTTGAGGGTGATGCAGTTACTGATGCTGATCTAGGTCATGTCCCTTTCATATGGGAGATTGACAACAAGGAAGCTTTCAAGACAGTGGGTACTGTGTTTGATAAGCTTGGCAAGATGAAACGGTATCCTTTAAATCATCTCATGTTTGCTTCATCAGAGGAACGAAAGTTGCCAAATGGTAACAGCTACTATGTTCCTAGCACAAGGCTAGACTTGACCAGTAAGATTGAAACATCTGACAAGGATCAAGAGCTATTCGCCAACCTTCTAGCGTGGGTTACAAACTACAACCAGTACATAATCAACCTTTGGGATGAGAATGTACATACTCACGAGGAAGTGGATGCTGCTGTTGTTGAAAACTTTATTGATATAACCAGTGACAGCGAGAAGGTGCAGTAGCATGAAGCATAGGGCAGAACTACAACTGCACCGATTCTTGGAGAAAGCCACTGACGGTGAAGCGATTATGTCTAGCAAGAATATCAATAAGATATGCAAAGACATAAAGGAAGCCTTACACCGTCAGTTTGGCTCTAAGAATAACAGGAAAGAGTTCAGGATTAGAATGTCTAATGTAGGCAAACCTACCTGTCAGCTATGGTTTGAAAAGAACCAACCTGAAAAAGCTTTACCTCTTCCCAATAACTTTGTCATGAACATGATGTTGGGTGATATAGTTGAAGCTGTATTCAAGGGGCTACTCAGACAGGCAGGTATAGCCTTTGAAGATTCTAAGAAAGTCTCAGTTCCTTTAACCATAGATACCTCTATAGAAGGCACGTATGATATAATCATGGATGGTGCTGTGGACGATATCAAGTCAGCATCAGACTGGTCATACAGAAATAAGTTTGAGTCCTTTGATACTTTAGCTAAAGAGGATGCGTTTGGATATGTACCACAATTAGCAGGGTATGCACTTGCTCTGAATAAAAAAGCAGGTGGTTGGTGGGTTGTAAATAAATCTAATGGTAGTTTTAAATACGTACCTGCAGAAGGTTTGGACTTGAAAGAAGAGTATGACAAACTATATAATAACGTAGACGTAGTTGAGAGTAACAAGTTTGAGAGGTGTTTTGAACCAGTAGAAGAAACGTTCAGAGGAAAGCCAACAGGTAATAAGATCTTAGGAACTACATGTTCGTTCTGTAGATATAAACATTCTTGTTGGAAAGATTTGCAGGAGCTACCATCTATCATGTCTCAGGCAAAAGAACCGAAGATCGTTTCATATGTAGAAATAGCAAAGGAGAAACTAATATGACAGAGAAAGAACCTACATTAGAAGAAATGGCTGAACAGATATCTATGACACAGAAGAAGTTAGCCGACATGAAGAAAGCTTATCATGAGAAAAAGTATGCATCATATAATGCTGCTAGAGAAGCTTTTCTTGCAGAGCATAAAGCTCTCTATGGGGAGAAGCTAGAGAGTCCATTTGCTCTTTGGTACAAATGGTAAGTGTACGGTGGTAGAAAATATAATCTAGCACGAACACTAGGCTATCGTAGTGGTCTAGAGGTAGGTCTTTCTACTTTTCTTGATTCTCTTAATATAAAATATATTTACGAGGGCATCAAGATAGAGTGGGAAGACTTAGCCTATAGAACATACACTCCTGATTTCGTACTACCCAATGGTATTATAATAGAAACGAAAGGATTATTTACACCTGCAGATAGATACAAACATGTGTGTATACAAAAGCAACATCCTAGTTTAGACATACGATTTGTTTTTACGAGCAGTAGACGGAAGATACAGAAAGGATCGAAGACTTCATATGCTATGTGGTGCGACAAGAATAAATTTCTATTTAGTGACAGAATTATTCCCGAAGCATGGTTAAAGGAGAAAGGAAAAAACAACCACCCAGAGTTAATAAAATTCTCTGGTACAAAATTTAAAAGGAGTTATAATAATGACAAATGATTTTAAAAATTTACATATGAACATAAACGATCAAGATATAGTTATACGGATGCAACCAAGCCTTGATTCCAATGGCAACTGGACAGGAGATGTGCATTTATCTGTAATAGATTCTCCTGCTAATCCATTGTCCGATGATGATTACAATGAGCTAATGTTCTTTGCTCGTATGTGTCTCGTAGGTATTGATCTGGTTAGAAGTGACATAGATTTTTCCAAGCGTGTATTTAAAATAGTAGAGGATGAGATTTACGAAGAAAAAAGAAAGAGACAAAACTCTGTCCCTGTACCAATTATGTCTAGACATGACAACGTTATTAAGGTAGACTTTAGATCAATGAAGAATAAATTAAATGGGAGTGCATGATATGGCTAAGTGGGATATAGAGTGTAAAGATATGGTAAACAATCCACCACACTACAACAAGTATGGTGTTGAGTGTATTGAAGCCATATCTTCAGCTACAGGTGAGGGATACGAATATTATTTACAGGGGAATATAATAAAGTATCTTTGGAGATACCGATACAAGAATGGTGTGCAGGACTTAGAGAAAGCACAATGGTATCTGTCTAGGCTGATTGAAGTAAAGAAAAAAGAAGAACCAAAAGTACAGGGTACAAGCTTTGGTATTGAGTTGGGTGATGGTTGTTAAAGTATACCTCACCCTAGATCTTGATCAGGAAGAATACCCTGTACCTGCTGATGGAGATGTAACTAAGGAACTACAACAAGCAATAGAAGAGTATATCTACGATATTGATGGGTTGAAAATAAAACACTGTAAAATAACTATGGAGAACTGACATGAATGATTATCAAAAATTTATTGCAATATCTAGATACGCTAGATGGATTGACGAAGAAAATAGAAGAGAAACGTGGGAAGAGACTGTGCAGAGGTATGTGGATTATATCACTGAGAAAGTCAAGGGACATCTACCTAAACAGCAGATCTTCTCTGCTATAAAGAATCTAGATGTCATGCCATCCATGAGAGCTTTGATGACTGCAGGTCCTGCACTTGAGAGAGATAACACGGCAGGATATAACTGTAGCTATCTGCCTGTTGATGACCCAAAAGCTTTTGATGAAGCTATGTATATATTATTGTGTGGTACAGGTGTAGGGTTCTCTGTTGAAAGACAATATGTTTCACAGTTACCAGAGATTCCACAGGGCTTAGATCATGTTGACACTGTAATAAAAGTGCAAGACAGTAAAGAAGGATGGGCAAGAGCCTTACGCAAACTTATAGGACATTTATATATGGGCGAAGTTCCCATGTGGGACATGTCAAATGTAAGACCTGCAGGTGCTAGACTCAAAGTATTTGGTGGTAGAGCTAGTGGTCCTGCACCTCTAATTGATTTATTTAGCTTTACTGTTGCCTTGTTTCGACAGAATGAGGGTCGTAAGCTGTCTAGCTATGATTGTCACAATCTTATGTGTAAGGTTGGGGAAGTTGTAGTCTCTGGTGGTGTTAGACGTTCTGCTATGATAAGTCTGTCTAACCTATCTGATGGACGCATGAGACATGCCAAGTCTGGCAAGTGGTGGGAGACAGCACCACAGATGGCTCTATCAAACAACTCTGTTGTCTACACGGATAAGCCTGATGGAGAAACATTCTTACGTGAGTGGACATCTCTTGTTGAGTCTAAGTCAGGTGAACGTGGTATATTTAATAGAATATCTGCAAAAGAACAGGCAAAGAAGTTTGGCAGAAGAGATGCCGATCATGAGTTTGGTTGTAATCCTTGTAGTGAGATCATACTCAGACCCTATCAGTTCTGCAATCTTACAGAGGTTGTAATACGAGAGAAGGATAGGTTTGATGATTTGAAGAGGAAGGTTATGCTTGCCACTATACTTGGCACAGCACAGGCTACACTCACTAAGTTTCCATACTTGCGAAAGATATGGCAGAAGAATACTGAAGAGGAAAGACTTTTGGGAGTCAGCCTTACAGGTATTATGGATAATGAATT